GAGCTCCTTTCAGGAACTCGCGGATACCACTGGTGTATCAACTCGGTCAGCCATGTAGGCTGAAACCCGGTCGCCTTAAACAAGTTATTGTGAAAGGCTATCAGTTTCATTCTGGATGGGACATCATCATCTGGTAGAGACCGGAGTCGGACAGGAGTTACCTCATGTCCGTGGTAGTATTCACCACCGCAGCTTTCTCTAAAGAAGCTGTTCCGGAAACACTTGTTGGCGTTGACTTTTAGTCCAACGCTTTCAAGCACCAGCTTGGCGCACACGGCGAAGTCCGTGGGCAAGATGATGTCATCGCCGTAGACGTAGATCGGACACTTCCAATTGTAACCTCTATGTTTAGTAAAGGTTCTTTTGAATTGTCCGACTGCCCTGATAGACGGGTCTACCTGGGCCGCATTGGCGGCTGCTGTAAGTAATGCCCATATAGTTAACGCCATAACGGGGAAGCATAAAGCTGACCCCATTGGCGCGAACTTGTGCAGATCAACAGTAGTACCGTCAGGTAACTTCGTCGACTCGGACCTGCAAGCGTGAAAACACTCAACCCAATTTTCGGGCCAAATGCGTTTCACTAACTCCCAGGATATCAAGTCGGACGCGTCCTTAAGGTCAAGCGTAGATGTTTCTCGGGTAATCGACCCGAGATACGCTTGGTACTTATTGATCCGCTGGTCGGTGAAGTTCACCAACCTCATGGTGAGGGGGTGTGCTTCCAGACAAGTTACTAATTTGTCTAAAAGGCCCTGCTGTATCCACATGGTTTCACGCGGTTCACACGAAATTAATCGTGGTCCCCGTGCGTCCTTTGGGACGAGCAAGACCTCTGCACACGGATCGTATGAGGGCATTCCATCCAACCACTCGTGGCTGGCTGGAACGCCTGGCTCTGAGTCCACCCTGCCCGGCATCGCATCACAAAGATGCGTGCTGTTAAGGAAGAAGTACTCAGCATACGGATACACTTTATCGAGTTTCTCGATAAAGCGCGGCATGTCGTACCGGCGATTAACCGGTGTTTGACATGCGGACCTACCAGACCCGTGCTTAGGGTGGACGTCTCGCGGATCTTCATCCGCGAGCACCCTTCGCACCAGCTTGCGTGCTTCCAAGACGAACAGTTCAACGTAGTTGCCAGTAATGACACCTGCGTCCCAAACTTCATCCGAATCATTGAGGTAGACTTGTCTACCCTCTGCATCGTAATGACGTTTGGAGTCCTGTTGCATATCCAACATAATGTATTCCCAACCATGTTTCGTTAAACGGTATTTATACCTATCAACGGGACTGGGAAGCCCGACCAAGTGGCCGGGCTGGATATATCGTTTATCGGAGGCCAG